GAACAAGATACTAATCATCCTATTCATAAAGACTCAGATCCAATAGAGTACACAATTATGTACAACTACTATTCAGATAGCAGTTGGAATATGAATATAAATGGCGAAAACTTTACACTAGAAAATGAAACTGCAATAGCTTACTATGGATCACAACAAAATCATGGTAGATTACAAAACCCAGGTGGAGTTACTGTTGCACTATACTTCAATTATGCAAAGCCTGATAATTATCACTTTGCCTTAGGAGAACATAGTAGTGGTGAGGTTATGTTTCCCTCTAGAAGACATGAATTTGAAGTTCAGAAAGATTGGTTATAAATGGTTGAAATAGATTTAAGTGTTGGTGAGTCTGTAGAATACAACGCATCAGATAAAACAGAAGAAAAATTGATGAGTAATAGATTAACTCTAGATCCATCATTAGAATTTTATTTAAATACAAACTTAGCTTCTATAGATAAAGCTTTGTTTGTTGGGGCAGGAGTAGGGGTAGCTAGTAAAGTACTTACTAGCAATGGCAAAGATGTTACTAACATTGAGCCAGTTGAGTCGAGATATGACATTTTAGAAATAAATTGTCCTACAGCGACAAATATCAATAAAGCATGCGATAGTTCTGCAGGATCTGGAACTATGTATTATTTTAACGACAACGAATCAGGTGCAAAGCTAGGAACAGACTTTGGTGATGCATCAGAAAATGTAGATGTAATAACTATAGATAGTCTGAATCTTACAGATTTAGATCTAATAGTTGTTACTGCAAACGGAAAAGAAATAGATATATTAGAAGGGGCTGCAACAACTATTGCAAACAATACAGATGCAAAAGCTGTTATAACATGGGTGCCAGATCTTATGGATGACATAGATCAAGCTATCTTGGATTTAAAGGCATTGCCATTTACTTCCTACAAGATTGTACATTGGAACTCAACAGATAATGCAATATCATATATGAATCAATATACAGATGAATATCCTAATGATAACTTAAAAATTGTTCAGCAAGCAGTTGTCTTGATGGAATAACATGGCAAAATGGTGGGAAACAAAAAAATATAGTAGATTTTTAGAAGAAAAAGAACATGTAGTTGGTGATGATAAGATTCTATTTACTACATCAGATCCAGAATTTGTAGACTTAGCACCACCAAAACCTGCAAAAGAATTTATACCTGCTTGGTACAAGCACCTTCAAAGAGAATGGTCATACATGAACGATGATGATGACTCTTGGAATACAGTACCTTATAAAGACAACTCACTTAAAAAATGCCCTACTGTAAAAGATATTATGACTGCCGGATATATTATACCTCTTTGGCTTGATCTAAAAATAAATCACGACAAACAATCAGGATTTAACTGGTATAACAAGCATGCATTTAATGACACAATTACCTATCATGATCCTGCATCAATTGGTAACTTACCATTCCAACCTACTAGTTATAATACTGCTTTAAAGTTTACAAATCCCTGGGATATTATAACTCCTCCAGGTTGGTCTGTGATTATAACCCAACCTTGGTATCACAGAATATGGGAAATAGAGATAATGCCTAGTCTTGTTGAAACTGATTCTTATCATCAAATGAATATACCATTCTTGTATCACGGAGTTGGTGAAAAAACATTTAGACAGGGTACACCATTGATACAAGTTATACCATATAAGAGAAGTGGTTTTGATCTGGAAGAGTACGAATCTAGAGAGATGGATGATCTTGATAAAAAATATTATGCTAAAAGTAGGTCTGCTGAAAGAACAAGACAAAATGGTTTTTATCGTTGGCTAACACAACAGAATAAAAAAAGATGGAAAGATGAGGGAGTTATAGATGAGTAAGTGTCCGATACCAAGAATTACAGATGTTTGGTCAAAACCAATGAAAGAAATAAGTATGAACGCACCAAGAGTTGCATACACTATACCTGTTCCAAATCAACAGTGGGGACAACTTGAAAATCAAGAAAACAATCAGCTACCTCCTGTTAATTATGAACTTCCAAAGAAGTTTGTCAAAGCTCCTAATGGATGTGTATCTACACAGTTTATGAGAAATAGATTGTATGAAGTCAACTTTCCATATAGTTATGTGAAAATAAAAATGAGTAAGAATGTTTTAGCTGATGAAGTAGATAGATTTGGTGGTTACAATTTTACTGCTAACTATTATGGAAATGTAAAGCATCATGGTCCATTTACGGAACTGATACTTGAAGAAAAAGAAGGATGGGCTAATCCTAAAATACCTACAATGCAAATATCTATGCCTGTTATGTTATTTTGTGATGATCCTGAAGTTTGGATGGATGTATTACCAAGTGATAGAAATGTTGGTAAAAACTTACCTATAACTACAATCCCAGGTTTTATGCCAATACACTCTTGGTCAAGAGGTCTTTCATGGGCTTTTGAATGGCAAGATCTAAGTCAAGAAGAATGTTTACTAAACCATGATACAATTATGTTTAATCTATTATTTTCTAAACCTGTAAAGCTAGAATATGTACCATGGAACGAAACATTCAGTAAGCAATGGAATCTTATAAGTCAATCTTCCGTTAATAGAAGAGAGACAAATATGCTTTATCCTGAAGCAGCAAATAGAAGACCAAGAAGATTACTACCCAGAAAGCAAAAACTATGGAAAGACAAGAGAAGTTAATAGAGCAATTATTTCCACAAGATGTATTTGATAGACTTGTTGGTTTAGTTAAAAGAAACTATAAGAAGTTTGAATACAATGAATTTTTTGGTAGGTATGGTGCAACTACTGAAGTTTGGAAACCTTTGATGCCATTCTTTGCTAGAACACTTCCAATCGCTAGAGAAATATTTGGATCTGACACATTACTACCTACTTACGCTTTAGCTGTACATTACGAAGGATCGGAAGCAAAGTTAATTACTCATAAAGATGACAATGCTTGTACATATACAATAGATTTAAGTTTATATAAAAAAGATCAATGGGACTTAGTAGTTGAAGATAGGCCATACTCTTTAGATCCAAATCAAGCACTTGCTTTTTATGGAGAAGAACAAGAGCATTGGAGAAATGATTTTCCAAATCCTGAAACAAATTATAATGGAGCTGTATTCTTCCATTATGTGGAGCCTGATCATTGGTTTTTTACAGGAGAAAAAAAATGAAGTGGATTAAAGAAAATAATATAGAATTTGCTAGTATTATTCCTGCCTTGGTAGATGTGTGTCCACCTGTACCGGCAGCACAAATGATACCTGAGTGGTTTCAGAAGTTATCACTAGATTTACAACAACCAAATCATAAACCATTCCCAATAATGTCAAGTATGATTAAGGATCTAAACTTACACACTATAAAGAAATGTCCTGCTGTTGTAGATTATTTTACTGAAGGTTACATAATTCCATTTTGGATGGATATGTTAATACAGAGACAAGGACAAACATTTAGTTATGACACTAATTTTACTGATGAAGGTGTAGGAAGCACTATAGAGTTTCATGATGAGGAACAATTTAGTACATATCCTTTTGAAAGAAATGATTACAGAAGAGCTGTTAAGTTTACAAGTCCTTGGTTTTTTTGGACTCCTCCAGGTTGGTCAACATTATTTCTAGCACCTCAAATGCATCCAAATAAAAACTTTACACTAATACCTGGCATTGTGGAAACTGATACATTTCATCAAGTTAACTTTCCTAGCATATGGCATTCAGAAGGTGAGAGGCTAATTAAGAGAGGTACACCATTTTTACATGTTATTCCATTTAAAAGAGAAAAGAAAAGTCTAATTGTTAGTAAGTGGGAAGACAGACACGATGAGACAATAAGAGATGAAAGTTTTAAATTACGAAGTAAAATGACAGGTGGGTATAGACAAATAAATAAGAACAGGTTTAAATGAAAGTATGGATAGATCAAGATTTATGTACAGGAGATGGATTATGTGCAGAGATAGCTCCTGATGTATTTGTCATGCAGAATGATGGTTTAGCTTATGTCCAAGAAACAGTGGGAAATTTTGGAGACCTTAAAATATTTAGTAACATTCATAATAACGATCAAGGCGCTGAAGGTCTTGCTAGAGTTCCTAAGGGACAAGAAGATATAGTTATAGAGTCTTCTGAAGAATGCCCAGGAGAATGTATTTTTATAGTACCATAGAGTATTATGGTAAATCTTTATGAATTAGAATACGATCTTTTGAAAAAAAGTAGAATTACAGACCGATCTCCTAAAAGTATTGTAGATCAACCTACTTCAGATCAACCTATCAACGAAATATATAATAAAGAAGATTCCTCAAAAACTTCTGAGTAAATCAAGAAAGTGTCGTTTTTCTTGGGTATAATATTGATTGTATTAATGAATTAATTAATGAAAGGAAGAAAATGGCTGAACAACAACAGTTAACACCTGAACAAACAGCAGATCTGGTCAATAAACTAATGGCTGAGAATAAAACACTCAAAGCTATGTTGGTCGATACTGCAGAAAAGATAGCTAATGTAGAGTTAAAAAACTCTGAGCTTAAAGTACAGGTTAATGGATTGCGTGAGGTATTAGAAAACATCTCAGGTCAAACAGAACAACCTACATCAGAAGAAGAGTAATGTCATCTTTGGAAAGCTTTTCCAATAGTATCCAAAGTGGTCCAATACCATGGAGGGAACAGTCAGATCTTAACAGGGCTGCGTGGATAGAAGCATGCGAAGGTGTAAATAACGGAATACCTGCTAGAAGAGCTGCTAGATGGCTCATAGAAGAGAAAGGTTGTCCTTTAATGTTAGATACAGTCAGAAATCAAATTAAAAGCACAATGAAACGCTATGTCAAGTCTTGATGATTTTAACAAAAATCAAAGCGATATAGAAAACGCTAGAAAGTCAAACGAAAATAAACATCCAACAGGTCTAGAGCCTGGGTATAAATTAAAAGGTCCAAAAGGATCAATAACTTCTAAACCACAAAATACCGGTGATATTAATGAGTTCGATGATATATTAGAAGAACTAGGCTTAGATCCTAAAATTTATGAAGTCATTCAGCCTGTAGAAGTAAGAACATGGGACAGTATGGTCGATGGTGGGACAAGACTTTACTATTACAAAGCTAGGATACAATCAAAGCAACCAATTAATGATAACGATCCTGACTATGATGCTCTTCTTAAAGAAGTTAAGAAAGCCAAGAAACCAAAACTTCCTAAAGTAGATAAGAATGACAGTGTGGTTGTATGCTGGAGTGATTGGCAACTCGGAAAACCGGATGGAGATGGTACAGAGCAAATAGTCGAAAGACTAAACCAAATGATTCCAGATTTTACACACTATGTAAAAGAACTAAGGAAAACAGGTAAAAAGTTAAAAAACTTAAACATATTATCTTTAGGTGATATTATCGAAAATTGTTCTGGCCATTACGACACCCAAACCTTTGGAGTTCAGCTCAATCTTCGTGATCAGGTTAAGGTAGCTCGTAGAATTATGGTAAAAGCTATTACTGAATGGTCTCCATATTTTGATAATGTGGTAATCACGGCCATTGCCGGTAACCATGGTGAAAATCGCAACAACGGAAAAACCTATACAGATTTTGCCGACAATCATGATGTGGCTATTTTTGAACAAGTACAAGAAATACTTAGTCAGAATCCAAAAGCATTCGGACATGTAAAATTCCTAATACCGGAAAGTGAATTATCTGCAACTGTAGAAATTTCAGGTAAGGTTGTTGGATTAGCACATGGTCACCAATTTAGATCTGGAGTTTCGCTAAAGTCAGGTAAGTATGCTTTTGATAAGGGTATTAGATGGTTTGCAGGTCAGTGTATGGGTAGGGAGCCAATTGGGGACTCAGACCTTATAGTGACAGGTCATTTTCATCATTTTTTCACCATATCAAATAGAGGTCGTTGGTTTATGCAATGTCCATCTGTTGATGGTGGATCTACTTGGTTTAAAGATATATCAGGTGATTGGTCACCACCTGCTCAGGTTGTATTTACAATGTCATCTGAAGACAAAATGTATTTTTGGGATAATCTCAAATTTTTACCATATAGCAGCTAGAAATACCTAAAAATTGATAATTCCTTTTTAAAATGGAGTAATCATGATATTAGAAGTTCTTAGAATAAGCTCTCAAAAAGATTCAACAAGTGGTATCTTGTTTGATATTACAGATAATAAACGCAAATTTCTTTGCTATACAATCGAAGATGAATTTAGAGATGTAAAAGTGATGCATGAGACCAGAATTCCTGCAGGTATGTACAAGCTTACCTTACGCAGCGAAGGAGGCTTTCATGCGAGGTACAAAAAAAAGTATGGTGACTGGCATCGAGGCATGATTTATGTAAACGATGTTCCAGGGTTTTCCTTTATCCTTTGGCACACGGGGAATTCCGATGAATCGACCAGTGGATGTCTCATTTTTGGCCAAAATCAAGAAAGTAATCTAGTAAAACCTGATGGATGGGTAGGATCAAGCGTTTCGGCATATAAATTTGTATATCCTAGGGTTAGAGATGCTATCTTATCAGGTGAAGATGTATATGTTAAGTATATTGATTATGATACAGTTGGAGATCAGGAGATGAAAAGGATTTCCGGATCTGATCCTGTAATATCATATAGTCCACAAGAAGAACAAAAGAAACCTACAGAAGTATATGATTTTTCTAAAGATTTTCCTAAATGGCCTGGAGTAAACTATAAACTGCAAAAACCAATGATGAAATCAGAAGATCTTAAAGAATGGCAAAAGGTTGTAGGTCTATCAGCAGATGGTTGGTATGGAAACGGATCTAAAAATAAAGTTATCGAACTTCAAAAAGAGTTCGGTTTAAAAGAAGATGGAATCTTAGGAAAAATAACCTGGGACTCATCTTTCGCAAAAAATAAATAAAGTTAGGAGATAACTTATGAAATGGGAATTAAACGATGCTTTTAAAGTGTCCTTAATTAGAGCAGCCAGAACAGGACTTCAAGCAGGTCTTGGCGTAATAATTGCTGCACAAAGTGGTTGGTTAGATATGTCAGTCATGGAAGGTGCAGCTGTAGCAGCAGGAGCAGCTTTTTTCTCTGCGTTGCAAAATGTAATGGAAGAAGCTCCATTCAAGTTCATGTCTAGTATTCCGAAAGGATAGTTAATTTCGTAAATCGAAATTAGGTGCGCTAAATTGACTGAGGGGCGTTAAGCCCCTTTGTCTTTAGGAGAAAAAATGTTTTATTATAAAGTAGAAGTATTAAGAATAGTAGATGGGGATACAGTAGATGTTAGAATTGATTTGGGTTTTAATGTGTGGCATAAATGTCGTGTTCGACTCATGGGCATCAATGCTCCGGAATCACGAACAAGAGATCTGGAAGAGAAAGCAAGAGGGCTTGCTGCAAAACAGTGGCTTATAGATAAACTCGAATTTAAAGATATAGAAATGCAATCTCATGGTACAGGTAAGTACGGAAGAGTTTTAGGAGAGTTATTTAATGAGGGTGTCAATATAAATCAGTTAATGGTCGAAGAAGGACATGCTGTTAGTTATGATGGAGGGAAGAGGTAGGAAGTGATGAGAGAGTGCTTCGAAAATTCAATACCTTAGTTCGTTTATTAATTGTAGCTTTACTTATATATCCTATGCCTATTGCTATAGGTGCAGAGCAAACTGAAACAGAAAATTTTGATTCTACAGGTTTTACTAATTCAAACTTTAGTGTAACCAATTACTCTAATGCGACATATTCAATAGACACTGTTTACAATGGCGACTATGGTTGTGAAAACTATTGTCTTAACTACAACACAGGCAATACACAAAATCGAATGTTGCAAATAACTTTTGGTGATACAGGGATTACAGAAATAGGTTTTGATGTTGGAGCAGTAGATAATAGTTGGGCTTACAATGTATTTCTAAAAGACTCAAATGGTACTTCATCTAATCCTGATTGGGTAAATTACAATAACCCATCTAATTGGAATCCTGCAACTTATGTTTTTGAGGAAACTTATACAGCACCAACAGGTTATGAGATCTGGCGTATTGAATTTACA